CTCACAGTGGGAAGAGAAGATCAAGGATATTGACAGCGAGATAGAGGAAATGCAGAGATCCATGATCGAAACCCTTGCTGGCACTGATGTAAAGTCTGCCATTGATGAGTTTGCGGATGCAATCGTGGAGGCTTATGACAAAGGCCAGGATGCAGCGGAAGCCCTTGGTAAGAAAACAAAGGACGTGCTGAGGAATGCCGTGATCGAGGCTCTGAAAAGAAAGTTCCTGGCAAAGGGTATCAATGATGCCGTTGAGTACCTGGGGGGGGCAATGAATGACAATATTCTTAGCGATCAGGAACGTGCTCACTTCGAGGCTCTGGTAAACCAGGCTGGCAACCTCTTCAATAACGCCCTTAACGGACTTGGTGACTGGATCCGAAATGCTGAGGATAATACTGGTGATGCCCTCACTGGAGCCATACAGGGAATGAGTGAGGAAACTGGCAGCATCGTTGCGGGTCGCTTGAATGCCGTTGTGATCAACCAGGGTGATGAGATTACCCTGCTTAGTGAGATATGCAAGTACATAAGGGTGCTGATAGACGATGAAAGCATGGATATGTCAAACCTTGAAAGGGTTTATAACATGGGTGAAAGGAATGGCACTAACGTTTCAACAGAATATGAGACCAACCAGACGGAAATGATGAGGCAGCACCTACTGTATCAGGCAGCTATCAGTACCAACACTGAGAATACGGTGACGGAGCTGAGGGAAATCAAGCGGATGGTGAACGGACTGGCAAACCAGGGGAACCCGCTTTTGGCACAGGGAATATCTTAAACGGTATAGCGTATGGAACTTAACAGACAGCTGATAATGGATGGCAGGGCAAAGGGACTGTGCTCACAGTACCAGGGCTTGCTTGACAGGAGCGACACCATAGAGAAAATGGTGAGGCTCTTCATCCGTGGGATAGACTTCTGTATAAAGAATGACTATCCGACACTGGATTTTATGAGAGAGAATTTCAAGGGTAAGAGTGAGCCTTTCGGTGCTTTCGTGGATGACGATGTTAGGGGGCTGAGGAATCAGCCTGACGTGGTTTTGAACGGTGACTGCAGGGCTATGCTGGAATACGATGAGTACAGTGTTTCCAGGATCTATGCCAGACATGGGAGCGAGGCGGCTGTAAACGTCTCAGACCATGCCGTGCTTACTATAGACGCTTTTGATCATTCACACCTGGTAGTGGCCGTGGCTGGTGGCAACGCAAGGGTGATGGTTAACAGATACGGTGATGCCCAGGTGGAGTGTATCGGCTCTGGGATAAAAGTAAACTCAATAAACAAAAAGACATATTAGTTATGAAAGAAGATGGTTTGATTCTGTATTTGCCGTTTGATGATCCAGACGGTAGTGGTGTAGCCTACGACTATTCAAGTAGCCGTGCTGACGCTGTTTTGTCGGGTGATGCTGGATTTTCCAGGAACGCTATGAAAGGAAAGTCTTTCCAGACCAATGAGGGTAGCGCACGAACAAACATGGCTATCCCTTTCAGCAGTGACTTCACTCTGATCATGTACGTTCTGCCTGTCACCAACAGACTGGGCTGGGTGCTGAATTTCTCTGGCATAGACAATTATCAGGAGCACTGGATAGACGTAGTGCCAGAAAAGTGGATCTCCATTGTGTTCCTGAAAAGAGACAATCATTTCATTGTTTACAAGGATCTCATACAGGTGGATTCAGTTCTGCTTGAATCCGTTCCTATCGGCCTTTCCCTCAATGACCAGCAGCTGATGGCTGGGACAAAAGCCCTCGTTGATGAGCTTGTGCTTTACAATCAGGCACTGTCAATGGATGAGATCTCCGACATCGTGAATAACGCCAATGATGTGGAGTACTTCATCAACGGTATCAACTTCAAGGATTTCGGTGTGTATGTCAGCAAGTCTAACGGCCTGGTTGGTCAGCTGGAGCGTAAGGAGGGTGCAACGGCTGAGTACGACACCTATCATGGCCGTGCATACGATTATGACTATGTGCGCTATAAGGAGCGCAAGATCACCCTGGAGTGCTTCATTGAGGCTCATAGTAGGACATCCTTCATCGAGTGGATGAACTACTTCTTTGAGCAGTTCAGGATCAAGGGAACCAGGAGGCTCAGGGTTGAGTACAACGGATCCACAAAGCCGCTGGTGTATGAGGTGCTGATGCTGGAGAGTGCCGATCCTGAAAAGACGTTCCCACGATTCAATGAGAAGATGATGGTTGGAACGTTTACGCTGGTGCTGGAAGAGCCTGATCCTGTGAAGATGGTGCTCAGGCACATAGGAGCGAGTGCCAACAGCCAGAGCAGCCTGACGGTAACGACTGCAAAGAAGCTGGCGATCAGCTGGGGTGACGGTGAGTTTACCAGGGGTGTGGTAGGTACGAGGCAGACGGTCACGCACACCTATGCTAATCCTGGTGCTTATGACATCATTGTTTCTGGGAATATCGAGGATATTGAATACTTTGATACCAATGATATTGTCGTATGGCAAAAGCTGATGTAAAATACTACATTGACGGTACGGACTTTGCCACCTATGGGGTATATGTGCAATCGTCTGATGGCGTGGTCTGCAAGCCAGCCATGAAAGATCTCCTGTCTGATGACTGGAAATTTGCGCACGGCACTGTCTATGACCTTTCAAGTGTATATTACAAAGAGGCTACCCTACAGCTGAAATGCTTCATTGATGCCAACGGATTCAATGACTACATCACAAAGGCAAACAATTTCCTTGGTAAATTTGCGGATTCACAGGAGCATACCCTGACGGTGTGGGCTGGTACTACCTCCAGCCACACCTCTATTGCTTTCTCAGTGCTATGTAAGGATTCCGTTGATATTGAAAAGGCATGGGAGCCAGGTGAGTTTGTCGGCACGTTCACCCTGAAACTGACAGTCCCGCATCCTGTACGTCCATCTGGATCATGGAGCACTTCAACACCGTCAACAGCAGACACGGTGAGCTATTTTCTTGATGAGCACAATTTCATCGGATATGGCGTTTATGTACAGGGATCCAGCGGTATCACCACCATCCCTAAGATCAAGGATCCGCTGACGTACAACTGGGGTACTGCTGACGGACTGGACTATCACCAGGACGGTGTGAGGTATAAGGAGCGTAACATACAGCTGAAATGTATCATCGAGGCTGACACGTTCCCTGATCTTCTTAACAAGGCTCTGACGTTCTTTTCCCTGCTGGTGAAAAACAGGACGCTCAGGCTCAGGATAATGGCTGGTAACAAGGTACTTGTGTATGAGGTGATCTGTAAGGATGAGGTTAGGCTGATCCCAGATTTCTCACACCAGAACAAATGCGTGGGAACATTCACGCTGAGGTTGATTGAGCCAGAGCCTGTAAAGAGGGTGTTGTATGGAAGCGGCACTTGCACCATCACCATAAAGAGCAAGTCACCTGTAAATATCTACTGGGGTGACGGTACTCATACATTCGGTGTGAGCGGCAATGACGTAAGCCAGTCAGTATCTCACAGCGTATCATCAAACTATGTGATCATAACAGGTGAGCCTAACGACTTCACATCTTTCACATCTAACTTTACTACGGTATGGAACAGATTACTTTGATAAAGAGGAATGGCACTCAGATAAACCTATTCAATAAGGATCCTTTCAGGACTGTCAAGGCAGCGACACAGAGCAAGAGCCTGACAGGTATTGACACCGTTACGCTGAGCATAATATCCAGTGAGGTGATAACCTTTGATAAGGGAGATAAGATCCTGGTGAACGGTGACAGCTACTTTATCCGTACAAAGGTGAACAGGGAGCTTACATCAGACGGATCTTTCAAGTATGATGCCGTTTTCTACGGTGTGCTCTATGACCTGATGAAAACCTCATACAGGGATATGGATGCAAACGGCAATTCCACAACGTCCACATTCGATCTGGTGTACACCCTTAAAGACTATATTAAGGTACTGATCTACAACGTCAACCATGACTATCCTAACTGGTGGGTTTTCAATCAGACAGGATGCCCAGACAAAGATCCCATACCTTTCCAGTTCAGTTGTAACAACTGCCTGGAGGTGCTTCAACAGGTATGCCAGAAATTCAGCGTGGATTTCAGGATCACAGAGGCAAACGGTGTGCGTACCATCCAGATAGGCAATTTCGGATCGGTGGTAACGCCACCTGACGGATCCAGCTACTTTGAGTGGGGACGTGGAAAGGGGCTTTACTCACTGAAAGAAAACAAGGTTGATGATAAGTCAATCAAGACCAGGCTCTGGGTGGAGGGCGGCACGTCCAATCTGCCTACTGGCTACAGGAACTATGCAATGAGGCTGCAACTGCCTCTGAGACGCAAGAATAAGAATGCCCACACGCTATCTGATGGCACTGTCATAGCTGCCAATTCCGAATACATCGGTATCACCTCAGAGAATGCCAGGTACATAGAGGATTCGGCACTTTCACAGACCATCGGTGTGGATGCCGATTCCAAGCTGTACAGTGACATTTCACCGACACGCACAGGAACTGTCACGTCCATAGTCAATGATGATATTCTGTCATTCTATGACACTGGCATGGACTTTGACATCAATGATCAACTGGTGGACGGTGTGAGTGCAAAGGTGACGTTCACCACTGGGTTGCTTGCAAACCAGCAGTTTGAGATCAGCAAGTATGATGCAGCAACAAAGAAATTCACCATCCTGTCATACCAGGACAGCCGTGGGCTTACCATTCCAACGTCTGAAACTTCGGCTTTCCGCATAGCAGCTGGTGACAAATACAAGCTCACAGACATCAATATGCCTCAGGCTATCATAGACAATGCGGAAGAGGATCTATGGTATGCTGGATATGATGACCTGTGCAAGCTGAAACAGGCCAGGGTACAGTATTCCCTGGTGCTTAACCGTATGAGGCTCCTGGAGGTGATGCCCTCTGATTCTGACACGGTGATCTTCAAGCCAGGTGACTACGTGCCTGTCAAAGACACCAGGTTTGGTGTTCAGAAGAATATAAGGATCCAGAAAGTGGAGCGTAACCTGTTGCTCAGGCACGACTACAGCCTGACTATCGCTGACACTGCCACCATCGACATCTACACCCAGGCCGTGATCGACACCCAGAACCATGAGGTGATCATCATAAACAACCAGCTCAGGGATCTTTCAAGGATGAGGCGTGCCTGGCGAACCACAGAGGAACTCAGGACTATGATATTCGATCCAGACGGATATTTCGACATGGAAAATATCAGGCCAGAAAGCATCGATACCCTGATGCTCACTGTCGGATCGAAGAGCCAGCAGTTTGTCCTGGACGGTGTTGTGATCGAACCTAACTATGGAGGCAACGGAAACAGGATCGTGGTATCTGCTGGTAAGCTGATACACCTTACAATAGCCGAGGAAATCAGGGAGTGGACGATGGCTGCAAGTGATACGACAATGGGCAATACCACTGGCTACTATCTCTATGCCAGGTGCTCAAAGGATGGCAGCACTGGCGTATGGCTGGTGACACAGACACAGTATAAGGCAGATCCTGAGGGTGACTACTACTATTTCCAGGTTGGCATCATAGGATCCTACGATTCTACGGCCAAATTCCGTGACTTCACGTCAACCTACGGCTTCACCAGGATAAACGGCAACACTATCACAACAGGAAAGATCACAACGTCTGACGGTTTCAGCTACCTGGATCTGGACGGTAACAAGTTCCGCATAGGTGACAGCAGCAGCTCTTTGGACTATAACGTGACTGCCTCAGGACAGCTGACGCTAAAGAACGTGAAGATCATGTCAGGATCAGGTGACGTTTCCGACATAGGCGTTTACAGGGGAGCCTATAACCCTGACTATATATATTACAGGGGTGATGAGGTGTCGTATAATGACGGTTATCAGACTTTAACCTACAGGTATATAAACCCAACACCGTCAAAAGGCCATGCCCCAACGGATAGCACATACTGGGAGGTTGTATCAAAGGGTGTAAAGGGCGATTTCAAGAGCCGTGTTTTCAAGCGCACAAACTCAACTCCGAATGCTCCTACTGGTGGATCCTATGACAGCCCTGTACCCTCTGGGTGGTCAGACGGTGTACCAAGCGGGAATAAGATTCTCTGGAGTTCCGTCTGTACGTTCTATGGAGGCGGTGGAAGCTCTGGCTGGAGCACTCCAGCACCAGAGACGGACACAGACACCCTGGATATTGAGTTCAGCCCATCGAGCACACAGCCAGCGGCTCCATCAGGCAACACGCCCTATGCTGATCATAGCAGTGAGGGCTGGTATGACCCAGCAAACCTACCAAGCGGACAGACAATGATCTGGAGGGCTGAGAGAAAGGTTTCAAACGGTGTATTCGATGGAGCCTGGGTAGTAACACGTATCTATGGGGAAAAGGGAGATAAAGGTGATGAGGGAGATAAAGGTGATAAGGGAGATAACGGTGACTTCACTGAATATCGCTATGCCGTGAACGGATCGACCTCTGCGCCTCCAAGTCTAAGTACCACATCCAGAAACCCAAGCGGTTGGTCAACCACCATGCCATCAGTAGGTGATTACTACTACCTGTGGATGACAATGGCCGTGATCAACGGAAAAACAGGCGCATTAAAGCAGAATTGGTCAACACCTGTCAGACAGAAACCCTATGATGGTGACAAAGGTGACAAAGGAGACAAAGGTGACAAAGGAGATAAGGGTGACAAAGGAGATACAGGAAAAGGGATTTCATCTGTTACCGAGCACTATCTTGCAACGTCATCATCATCAGGGGTAACTCGTCAAACATCAGGATGGTCTACATCGATTCAGAACGTATCAAATAGTAACAAATACCTCTGGAACTACGAGACCATAAACTATTCTGACGGCACTTACGGATATACAGACCCTGTCATTATTGGGGTGTATGGTGACAAAGGAACCACAGGAAAAGGCATATCGTCCATTACGGAATACTATCTTGTCACTAATGCTTCGTCAGGCATAACGCACGATTCTCAAGGGTGGTCTACCAGTGTAGGCACTGTGACAAACGTCAACAAGTACCTTTGGAACTACGAAAAAATAACCTATAACGACGGGACTAATACGAAAACTACTCCAGCAGTCATAGGTGTGTATGGCGATAAGGGAGATACTGGTGCAAAAGGTGACAAAGGAGATAAGGGTGACAAAGGAGACAGGGGATTTCAGGGATTGCAAGGCCCAGCTATGGTGTTCCGTGGAACCTACAGCAGCTCCAATACCTATTACGGAAACACAAAGCGTGTTGATGTTGTAAAGTACAACGGCACATACTATGTTGCCAGGGTAGATTGCCCATATTCCAGTTTCTCAAATATAGTACCAACAGAATATACATTCTGGAATACATTCGGTGCTGAGTTTGAAAGCATAGCCACCAACCTCCTGCTGGCTGAGAATGCCAATATAGGTGACTGGTATATGAGCCAGGGAATGATCGTATCTACACTTGGTAATGGGAATATCATCAAGCTGGATGCCTCTACACCTCAGATACTGGTAGAGTCATCAACCTCTGGTGGCAGCTACTCTGAGGAAACGAGCCTGGGATCAAAGATAACGATAAGCGGATCACAGGGTATTGTCAGGGTTGAGGCTACAGATTCATCAGTAAACGCTGTTTCATATATCTCTCCTACAGGCGTGTTTGCTAACCGTGCTGGAACACAGGCGGTATCAGCCGTTACAGGATATACCAGGAGAGGTGCAATAGTGGGAC